CTTAAACAATTCAACATTAACCACTCACAACCTAGCCACGACTTCCCACCTCCAGCACTTCCTCCATAAAGAACTTCTTTAGTTTTATTATTATCTAATAAACCATATGCTATATGCTGTTTTTTAGTTGGGTTTAAAGTTATTTCCATTTATACTGAAAATTTAAAATCTAATTAAATATTTTCTTCATTATATCTTTCATTTTTTCCTATTAAAAAGTGCAATTTAAAACACTTTTAATGATTAATGTAATATAACAAAGGTTGTTTTACTTAATTAGTGTAACATAATGCACACATAATCGGGTTAAATCCGTTTATTATATGTTATTTGCACTATTTGCTTTACTAGGTCTGTTTTATATCTGTATAAATATAACACGTACTAAAAACAAAGACGCAGATTTTTACTTCTAAATTACTAATCCTTAGGGACATTGTAATTAATCTTAATCTCCCCTTTATGCGTAGTAGTATTATCGTTTTTGTTCTCGGTTATAATCTTTAAGTTCCACTCTTTAAACTTACGTTCTATAATCCAAGCATATTTTTGCCATGCTCTATCGTCCTTAATCATACTCTTCATAAGGTTTTCCTTCTGATGTAACAAAGCTTTTTTATACAACATGACAAAACTTTTACCTACTTCATCCCCTTCTTCAAAATCTTTAGCCTTCCACCTAGCAAAAGTTCTATCGCTAATACGTTCTTTTTCGGACAGTTCTTGATTAATTAAGAATACAAATTCTTCATCTGTTAATAGCATTAGATTCTCTTTAAACAAAATCTTTTCTGCTACTTCTATAAACCTATCTATTTTACTTGGTCTTGCCATTACGTTAAATCTTTTCTATGAATAAAACAATCTTGGGTTTCTAATTGACAAACATTTGGAATAAATGAAACTGGCTTCTTATATCTAATACAATCTCCAAACATTAAGTCGTCCATAAGTCCTGTACCCTCGTAAGTTTTTTTATGCTCTTTTAGCAAATTAATATCTCTAGCCATAAATGTACAGTCGTTACAATTACAATCAACCTTTTGCAGCTCATAACTAGTTTTAGCTTTTTTCTTAGTGATTACATTTTTTTGTTTCGTTAAACTCATCTCTTAGTTTATTATATCTTTTTATGTACTTATTAAGCCTTTGGTCTATTACTTCTATTTTGGTATCTTCCCTTTGTTTTATTCCTTCTACATCTTTCTCTAGCATAACAAACCTAGCGTAAATGCCGCCTAAACTAAATATGCCTATTAGGATTTGTATAGCATTACTCTTAATAAAGTCCATGCGTAAATATACAAATTATTTTTTACTTTGCTTTCTTACTTCTAATACTACATTATGTATTATGTCGGTTAGGTTTTCCAGGTATTCAATATTTACTTGGTTTCTTTTTTCTAGTTCATCCAGTAGTTTAAATCCTTGTTTTTGCCATTGGTTAAAAACTTGTTTAGGTTTTTGTTTAAGCTCATTATTTAGATATGTAGATTGTTCTACTGTTGCTTTAAAAAGTCCTAGTAATATATTTGCTTCTAATGCTTTATCTTCATTTACCATTTTTTGCTCTTTGTTCATTTACTTTAATCTTGTTTTTAATTTCTTGCTCTATGTCAAAGTTATGATGTCTCGCTAAGTTTAAACAAACCATTATAATATCTGCTATTTCTTCTTTAAAGTTTGTCAAATCAAATCTAAATCTAGCATCTTTTAACTCTTCAAATTCTTCTTCAATCTTGTTAAAAAATTCAGAGTCAGTAGTAAGGGAGTCAATAAGCCCCCTATCTACTATACTTTTGTAATTTGCTTCTATTATCTCTTTCATTAGAATAAAGTTAATGCAGACTTTTCTAAAATAGCTGAGTTATGGTTTTTCTTATTAATTTCAAAATAAGACTCTTTTAACTCAACACTAATAGACTTTCTCTTCATTTTTAAAGCTTGATAACCCTCAGAGCCAATACCGCCAAATGGACTTAAAACTGTTTCACCCTCATTAGAATAAAGATGTAATATTCTTTCTATTGTATCTAATTGTAATGGGCATATATGTTTTTCATCATTATTATCTCTAGCCGTTGTATATTGTAATGTTCTTTTATAATCAACATCCATCCAAACGGGACTAGCATACTTCTGCCATAAATCAACAGGTAAATAATCAGGCTTACTTGGATCTGTATCTTGATGAGTAATAGGTATTAAGTTTTCTCCCTCATTTCTAAAAAACAAAACATAATCAGGAATACCAACTCTACTCATAGAACTATCTTTTTTAATTGTTTTATGAAGTAAACCCAATGCTTTAGTTCTTTGCATTTCTGTTACTGGATTCTTCCATAAAGTTGCTCTTGAATGATAAATAAATCCTTGTTCTGTAAACCAATCAACTAGCATACCTGAAAAATCTCTTAAACCTATAAAACCCTCTTTACCTTTTTGAATTGGTAAATCCATACAATGTACAGCTACTATTCTACCATCTTTAACAACTCTTTTTAATTCTGGAATAAGGTATTTAAAATGTTGTTCAAATTGTTTGTAATTAGCAACATTACCCATATCCTCTTTCTTATCAGAATAAACATAAAGTTCCGCAAATGGAGGACTAAATACTGAAATATCAGCACAATTATCAGGTAGTTGTTGTAATGTTTGAACACAATCACCATTAAAAATAGAGTAGTTATCTGTTATAACTTCTTTATTGGTTATTTTTACTTTTGATACAGCCGTTTTATAATCTGTATTTGCTGAATAGTTACTCATTTCTTTAATCATTTCGAAGTGTTTTTTTTCTTTTTCTAATATTGATTTTCTAACGTTTTTTTGTGATTCTGGTACTAATAGATGAACTTTGACTTTATTTTTTTGGCCAAATCTATAACATCTCCTAACAGCTTGATAGAATTGCTCAAACTTAAAATCGTAAGAACAAAATATCATATTATGGCATTGTTGGTAATTCATACCAAATGAAGCAATAGAAGTTTTAGTTATTAATCTTTTAAATTCTTCTTTAGCAAATCCATTTAAGTTTTTAGCTTTTACTTCTGGTTTATCAGATCCTTGTACGTTTACAGATTCTTCAATTAATTTATTTAAGGCATCAGTTTCAGCATTTTGTAATCCCCATACTATAAACTGTTCATATGGATTAGATTGTATTATTTCATTTGTTTTAATAATTCTACTGTCTAAACTTCTTCTTAAATCTTTGTTTAGCTCAGTTGCTGAAACTGCTACATCTCCAAATAAAGTATTAGTATTATTTTCAACAGGAATAATATGTTCAATGTATTCTATTTCTGGTAAATCATAACCAACATGATTAAATCCTAGTGTTTTTGGATTATCAATAGCAATAGCCCATGTCATTACAAACTTCCAAAAATCATCCTTAGCGTGTTTTCTTAATCTCCATTTAGAAGTTTCTCCACCATCATGGACAAAATACATTGCTAACATTTCTAAGTATGGCATAACACCTAAAAACTCTGAATGCTGCCCTAATTCCATATGATCGTTTGGAGATGGAGTAGCGGTACAAGCTAATTTATAAGGAGTTGTTTTAAAAGTATCAATAATAAATCTTGATAACTTCCCATCTCTACCTTTTAAAATAGAAGATTCATCTAATACTACACCAGAATAAACAGAACAATCTATATTTTTTAATTGCTCATAGTTTGTAATATCAAAGCTATTTAAATCAATATTAAACTTTCTAGCTTCGTCTTTAGTCTGTTCTACTACTGCTAAAGGTGCTAATATTAATACTTTTTTACCAGTATAATTATAAACTTCATTAGCCCAACTAAGCTGCATTAAAGTTTTACCTAAACCACAATCAGCGAATATTGCAAATCTACCTTTTTTTAAAGCTGTTTTAACTGTAAATTTTTGAAAGTCGAATAAGTTTACATTTAGTTTACTTTCATCAATATCAAAACCACTTGATATATGACTTTTTTCTTTTGTCTTTAAAAATTCTTGATAATCCATAACTATAAATAATACTGTTTAACTTTCACAAATTCTCCATAACGATTAGAAACGTCTAACCATCTATCTTTAACTTCGACACCTTCTTTCCTTAAATCGCATATC